TCAGCGAGTCAGCTTGGGAAGAAATGACCTGCTTATTCGCACCTTCCTTAGGTATCCGTACAGATGGTGAAGCAGCATGTTGCCTTCCAGCAATACTCCGGCGTGGTTCCACTTATTGGCCTGCACCTGAATGATCAGCACGTCGCCGGGTGCTGGCGTACCGGTAACCTCCCTGAAACCGCAGGCGTAACAGTTGTCCTGATAGAGATTGTCTGGGTACTGGTCCTCCCACCACGGATAATCAACACGGTAATCTGGCAGCTCAATGCCGTACGTTTGCCGATAATAGGACATGATCAGCCCCCAGCAGTCGTAAACCCCCAGCACAAACGGGCGACCAATCAGAGGCAGTTCACCGCGTGGCTGAATGGTCCGTAAGTCACCTTCCGGCCAGCTGACAATGTGCCACGGAACAGCCATGAGATCACACTGTGCGGCGTCAAGCTCGCTGGGCTGCGTCGTTGCGTCAGGGTGGCTATGCACGATGGCTGTTACCGTTCCCCAGTCCTCGGCGGTGGCGTAATCCTCCGGTGACAACACAAAATGCTCGGAGGGTTCAGTGGCAATATTCCTGCAGGGAAAGTAACGCTCAACACGGCTCTTCTGCACCACCACGCCGCAACACTCGCGCGGGTATTCTGCGGCAGCATGGGCCATGATCGCATCAATGGTTTTTTGACGCATAATCAACTCCGAATTAATGACGTGCCAACAAAGCCGCCATGCGACAGTTCGTTATCAGCGCCGAACCGCAATTTACAGGCCGTCAGCGTACCGTTGCACTGGTCCAGAGAGGGATCGGTCACCGGGTTATTGTTTTTGTCGAAATAACGGGTTCCGGCATAGTCGCAGCCATCACCTGAGCGATATTTCCCACGGATGCACCAGGTGCAAAGAGAGTGAAGCTGCCGCGTAGGTATCATCAGCCCCTGCAGGTCCATCGGGCTTGTTAATCGAAACTCGATTGCCTCAGATGTCTCGGTGTTTTTTCCGTCTATATACCAGACCTGCAATTTTTCCTGCGTGCTGTCGGCGGCAGTATTGCCTGCAGCAAAATTACGCGCATCCAGGTATTGCGCCAGTGTGTCATGGATGGTGACTGTCGCTTTTAACAGGTCATCGTATGCCAGGCACAACGCCGTGATTGAGCCGTCGAGGTTGGCAACGGTCAGTTTCGGCGTTGCACCGCTGCCGGTTGTCGTTTTTTCCAGGCCCTCAATCTGACAAGGCCACGCTTTGTATTCGAAGCCCTGCCACCAGATGGATTTAGCCGGAAGCGTTGATTCATCACCACCTGCTGCGGTTATTTCTGCCGGGGTATGCGCAATATTGTGACTATGGAATCGTAGCACTGCCCCCATGCCAAAAGAGGTGCCATCAACGTCAAAAAGCCGGATTTCATTTCCTGGCTCCAGTTTTTGATAATCATTATTCAGACTCATGGTGCAAACGCCTGTTCAAAGGTTGCAGTGATGGTAATTAGTTTTTTACTTTTAACGATGAGTTGCAGGCTGTCAGCCTGAACACGCCATAACGCGAGTTCCCCATATGGGGGCTGAAACGAAAATGACTTTGTTTTATGGCCCCGGAGAAACGCATAAATTTCCAGTGCAGTATCTTTATTTCCTGTATAGGAAAATGCGTAATTCAGGGTCTCCGAATTAAGCCCATTTCCACTTACCTGCGTATAACCGTCACCAAACTGAACCTTACGGATATTATCTTTGACGGTGACAGCAGGCTGTCCCGATGCCTGAATTTTCCAGGCAAACGCATCAATAGCCATATTTACCTCGTTTTGGTCAGAGCCCAAATCATTCCACCCGGTCGGGATTCTCTTTCAATGCCTTCCCGAATAGATTTGTCGACAACCTGCTGATAAGCCCGACCAAGCGCAGCAGCATTTGCCGAACCCTGTTGACCCTGAGAGGATTGTGGCGTCGTGACAGATACGGGCGCATAGACGCTAACGCCAGTCTGCAGACTGCCCGATGTGGCATTCCCGACGAACCCGCCAGAGGCATACCCTCGCATCAGGCGATAAAGGTTTCCCACGCCGAGGCGCGCTGTAGATTCTTTGGTGAAGACAAATTCGCCGCCATGAACAATCCCTTTTGGCTCGAATTTACCGCCGGGTCCGGTATAACCGCCGCCATCGTATTCAGGGATATAGCCACCCTTCCAGGCCTGTACCGGGCCAACAAAGCTGGGACTACCTATTCCACCGCCCTGCGGGCCATCGAAAGAACCGGCTACCCATCCCATGGCTTTCTGAACGGCCCAGGCCACCAGCAACTGATTAGTGATTTGAACAATCGATTTGAGGATGGAAACAGTGAAACTTTTGAAGGAAGTCTTCCCGGTAGTCACCAGCTCAGTCAGCATATCGCTCATGCCGCCAAGTGCACTGGAAGCCGCATTTTGCATGGCGGAATAGACATTTGTTGCTGAATCCAGATACTCGGCAAATCCCTTTTTAGCCCCGCTGAGCCAGTCACCGCGGAGACTGTCCTCAGCGGCGTAATACTGATTCAATGCGGCGAGTTCACGCTGATAATCGACGTCAGTCGTCTTGCCCCCGGCATTTTCCCATCCGCTCCTGAGTTGTGCATACGCAAGGTTACGCCCGGCGGCGCGGTCGCTTAATGTCGCCGAACCGGTTAATGCCGACTGTTTAGCCGACATCTGGTTGGTGTATTTCGTCGCGGCATCCATCCGCTTGTTAAGCTGATCCTGCGCGGTGATCTGGTCGCCTAAAAGGGCTTTTTGCTGCGCCAGGGCGAGAATGCGCTCTTTGTTTGCCAGCAGCGATTCTTCCTCTTTTGACAGCTTGCGCTGGCCTGCTGCCTCTTCCAGGACAGAGAACTGAGCCTCGGTTTTCCAAAGGTCTTTACGCTGCTGACTGATGACATCATTTAATCCTGTGTGCTGCTGCAGCACTTTAAGCTGTGCCTGCAGGGCGATAAGTTCAGCCGCTTCCCTGTCACTTGCTTTGTCTCCTGCCGGGACAGACGTTTTTGGGGTTTTGGGATCCTTATATTTTTCATTGATCGCGGCGGTTAGCTTATTGAATTTGTCCTGTGTGATAAGCCCCTGCTCGAGTTGCCGTTGATATTTCGTCTGCAGGTCGTTACGGATCTGAGCGTTTGTCCTTGCCGTTTCCAGAAACCGATCTGCCTCTATATTGGCAGATACCTGTTCACGGTTGTATTCACGACTTTTAGCATTTGTCTGCGTGACGAACCCTAACAGGTTTCCGGCGCTGTCGTTAATATTCGCCCAGTTCGTAGCAATACCAGCAGACTGATCACGCATCTGCTGGTTGATATTATCGAAAACCGCCGAGCCGGTACCGGGGGTGAATTGAGGTAGTTTTACTGTTGTTGCACTATCCGCAACGTTATCCGACCAGAATTTATAATTTTTTAGTTTATCGATCAGCCCCTGCCAGTAGTTCGCAAGCTCATCGAGACTGGATTTAGAGTTATCTTTAAAATTCCTCTGGCTTTCACTGAGGGAATCAATGATGAGTTTGGAAGCCCCGGCCTTGTCGCCTAAATCAACCATATGTTTAACCTGCTCATAAAGAGCGAGATTAGCGAAGTTGTATTGCTGGTTGATGTCTACAAAGGCTTTTAAGGGGTCCTGAGGAATTTTTGAAAGCTCATTCACCAGATTTTTAACACTCTCGCCAGTAGTACTGGACATAATGAGTGCTGTCTCGCTGACCTGCTTTATCTGGCTTGTTGTCAGGCCAATGCTAGTTGCCTGCGCTACTGCGGCTGCGGCGGACGATTTGCTCACGTCAGCATTTTTGGCGACCTGAACAGCCATTCGAGCCAGGCTATCTGCGGTCTGTCCGCTGACATTTCCCGTCTTGGCAAGAGACTGACTAAATGCCTCTGATTGTTGTCGCGCCTGATACCAGTTATAAATCAACGCACCAACACCAACAGCAAGAGTACCGACGCCGAGTGTGACTGGGTTAATCATTCCAGCCATTGTGCGCAGATAAGAACTGACACCTATAAGTGCTCCTCGTGTGGAGCCAAACTGGTCTTTAATCTGCCCGCCCTGCTGGAGCAGAATCAGAAACGGAGACTGACCGCCAGCCAGTTGCGTCGCAATATCAGTAAACTGCGCGGGCAGGCTGCGCATGGCGGCATTGTACTGACCAATCGAAATTCCCGCTTTTTTTGCAGCAATTTCCTGACGACTGAATGCGCTCTGTACTTCCAGTGCCGCATCGTTTGCCGCAGACCCGATCCCTTCCAGCCCTCGCTTGACGTAGTTATACCGCTCGGTAAATTTCGCGTCGTTTAAATCCAGATTGACAATGAGATCACCCACCGCCTGGGCCATAACGTCTTCCTCCTGTAATGCCTTCGGCGGCCAGCATCATGGCCTCGTCGGATGTTTCGGTGTCCGCTGCCGGACGTATCTGGGGATTGAGCAGGCTGAAATCTGCGGTGGTAAGCCCGTGGTCTTTGCAGACCATATCGGTGATGTGATGGCTCAGGCGCGAGAAATGGGCATCAATTAAATCCGTGGCGAAGTATTCGTCGGCATAAAATTGTTCCCACTCGCTCAGTTCGGTGCAGGACATCTGCGCCAGCATCACACGCCAGTCAGGTCTGCGGAACTCACGGGCAAGTTTAAGGGCGAATTTCAGGGCTGCGGCGTGGGCTTTTCCGGGGTCTGTTCCTCTTTTTCAACGGCCTCATCGTCACCCACTGCGGACGCAACGGGCAACATTCCGGACAGGTTACGTACAATGAAATCCGCTTCGGAAATGGCAGGCAAAGGCCAGCCAGAAAGAACTTCCTGATGAAGTTCTTCAACGGATGGCCCCTTTAATCCTGCTTTCTGCCACAGTGACATGGCGACGATCCGCGCGCTAATCTTCACATTAATGGCCGTCACAATCCCCGCGAGCGTTTCCTCGCTCATTTCAGTGGTGTCAGCAGGCACGCCCTTGTTCAGCTCAGCAATGTAGCTGATGAACTCAATGCGCTGCAGCGCTGATAATTCATAAAGCGTGACGGTTTCGCCGTTGTATTCCAGCGGCTCAGTTTTGAGGAACATGAATGACTCCGATCAGGATACGGTGACTTTACTGACAGCAGCGAACGAGCCGTCATTAGTAATTGCGAGGATCTCGGCGGTACCGGCTGCAACACCGGTGACGGTAACGACACTACCGGCCACGCTGACTGTCGCTTTTGACGGGTCAGATGAAGCAATCCGGAATGATTTATCGGTCGCGCTGGCCGGGAGAACGGACAGGTTCAGGGTTGTGGTTGCCCCCACAGCCACAGCCGCTGTTGATTTATCAAAAGACGCGCCCGAAACAGCAATGACCGGGGTTGTGGTGTCTTCGGCCAGCGTCGGTTTGCCGCTATTCGTGACTTTGACCGTGCGGGTGATGTTTTCCTTGTTCGTCACGGCTTTTCCCAGGCTGCTGACCCAGCCAGAAAACACATCCACCGTGCCGTTAGGGTATTTGATGCGGTACGTGCGGTTCGAGCCGTCATCAAACCACTGCACCAGCGCAATTTGTCCCTGCTCGCCGGGTTTCCAGGCCAGGGTAAAAGACGTGTCACCCGCAGATTTCTGCCCCTGCCCGGTAGCTGTCCAGTCGGCATTGGCATCATCAATATACGTGTCGTCAAATGAATCTGCCGTCAGTTCGCCGGGGGTCAGTTCCTTGACCTGAGCCAGGCGCGTCCAGTCGGTATCGACCAGCGGATTCGCTGTGCCTGAGCCGGTATACAGCCAGAGTGTTGTCCCGGCACCTTTAACGGGTGCCAGCGGATTAGGTGTTGCCATAGTTGCCTCACATTTCGTAAGTAATGGTGTATTTAAGGTCTGCAGAGCCCCACAGCGCGAGATCGTCATCCCGCTGGTAGTCATATCCCTGAATATTCATCAGCGTAAGCAGTTCTCGTAGCGCCGGAACATCATTCAGCGCAGGGAAAATACGTGTCTCGACCCATTCATCAAGTTCAGAATCAGGGGCCTGAGCCGGAAGAAACACTTCGATATGCAGTACGGCCTGCCACAGTTCGAAGTCCACTTCCTCGCCTGTTGGCGCTGCATCTGTCAGATACGCCGCAATGGCAGGAAAATCAGTTTCCTCGAAAACGGCAGGCCGTCCGTCGAAATACAGGGCTGCGTCACCGATTTCTGCCTCAAGGGCATCGATAACAGCCAGCCGGATGTCACTGTTTTTCATCGTGTCAAAATTAACCTGAGTTGATTTTTGAGGGTTGCCTGTAGCTCTTTCGGTAAATCAGACTCCATAAGCTTCGGCAGTTCTTTCCTGAATGCGGTCGTCAGGGGGGCAGCAAGTGGGATGCTGACAACTTCTATGGGGTAACGCGGTTTTGCCGTTCTGCGTAACACGTGCCAGCGCCCGTTTTTAAGCTGCTGGATAAACGCATTAGGGAACCGGAATGCACCGATGCGCAGCACGCTGTTTGCCCCCTGTCTGTCTCGTTTGCGCCGCGACAGCCTGACGCTGGCAACACCCAGTTTGATGGCGGGCAAATTCCCACGATTCACACGGATAGTTGCCACCGGTTTTGATACGCTGGCTTTTTTAACCCGGGCACGCTGATTAACCAGTTTGCGCGGCACCCGGGTATCAGCAGCGACAACTTTCACGCTCCTGGATACGCCACGCGTGGCGATTCGGTTGATGGCCTGGGAAGATGCGCGGGGCACCGCGGTTTTACTGATGGCGTTTAGATTGGCTATTGCCTGTTCAAGGCCTTTGACGGACATATCCCCCCTCCCTGCCAGCACGGCGGGATGTTGCAGGCGGCTCGCCGCTACCGAGCCAGATATGACATGAACCGCAATCATCCGGACCGATGCGATCAACCCAGTACTGCTGGCTGTTGATGCTCAACGTATCAAGACGCATGAGCCCGTGCAGCGCTGACGTTTTCACAAAAAAGGAGGGACTGGAGCCCTCCACACGGATACCCGCACCTGCATAGCCAATATTTTCAGGATCGTCGAAGACACCCTTTAAAATATCGCCCTGCTGAACGCCCGATGTGACGATGGCGTCAGTTCCCATCGTGCTGCGCACAGTGTCATCAGCACGCGCCATTGCAGCATCAAAGATATTATCGAAATCAGCCACACCGCCCCCTGTTCACTCAATAGTGGCGAGTCCGCTCCGGTCCAGGTCGGCGGCGATATCCTGTGTCACACGGACCGTTACACCTGCTTCGGCGATCGCCACCAGCTCATTTGATGTCTCATGCAAGGCGTTGATATGCAGGGTCACCAGCGCTTTAACAGTCACCAGATCTGCAATATCCTGCACAGCAAGGCCGGGCTCTTTCGTGACAGGGGCGGTATTAATACTTATGGCATCCACTGTTCCACCAGTAACAACATCTGGCCCCGGCAGCGCATCGTCATCATTAAGTTCCTCTTCAAGCTCGGCGATTCGAAGTGCCATTTCTTCGTTTGAGCCTGACAAATTCACTTCCCGCCCCAGTTCAGCGCCAAGCGCTTTCAGGCGTGCAATCAGGTCTTCTTTTTTTGACATCGGGATGACTCCATAAAAGAAACGGCCCCGAAGGGCCGGTATCAGGCAAGTTTCACAGAAACAAACGCATCCGGGTCTGCCAGCAGCATAAGCGGCGCTGACTGGATCATGGTGAACTCGCGCGCCGGATCACCCGTTTGTACCCAGTTTTTCGGATAACGGGTTGAAGCATTAATGCCTTCCCGCTGGGCATCCACATCCTGAATACAGCCGTAGGTTCGCAGGCCGCGGGCCTGGGTGTTGCCCAGAACCATGGTCAAATCCGGCAGGTAGCTCTTTTTGACATTGTCCTCAACGTATTGCCCTGCATAGACCACAATGGCAACATCACCATACATGCCCTTGTAAGACACCGCTTCGCCAAGGTCTTTCAGCGCTGTTTCCAGCTCGGAGTTTGACCCGCGACGGGTATCCAGCCGTTCACGGACGAGTTTAAATGAACGGAAGAGAGACCAGGCTTTCGGGTCAAAGACAATGATGTTGACCACACCACTGGCATTCAGCGCGTAGGCTTCAATATCATCAGTCGGGTCGTAAGTTTCCTTGTCCCGGGTGGACCACGCCGCCGCGCCCGCCTGGGTGATGTTATTTGCGGCGCTGCGGCCCATATCCACCTCAACCGGTTCGAAAGCTTCGCCCGTCATGGTGTATTTGCCGCTAAGAACCGCCGCAACGGCCTGTTTTTCTTCCACCTGTGCAATCGCCAGCTCTTCATCTTTCATATTCTGCAGAATGATACGACGGCGACGGTAGGCAGGGTCAGCGAGGTTCTGCGGGTCTTCATCAGGCAGACGGCGCAGGGTCATCTGCGGGTTAACTTCATGTTTTGGTTTGACATACCCGGGGGTAAATTCGGATGTTGCGCCACCGCGTGAACGGATGACCTTGCCGGAGACAATCGGCGACACGTAAAGCGCCATATTCACCAGGCCCGGGATTTGGGAGAGATACACTTTTTCAGTGGTGAACGGAAAGCTTTCGCGGAAAAAAATCCGCAGGAACAGCGGATCAAACTTGAATTTCTTCTCATTGACCGCCAGCAGTTGAGCAGTAGTGTAGATGGACATAGATTTTTCCCGAAAAAAAAGCCGCGTCTGCGGCCCTTATGGTTGGTGAGTGCTGTTCAGGTAAGGGTTAAACGATGCTGATCGCCGTACCCGCAAATGCATTACGTTTGATGTTTTCATCCGTGACAGCGGTCGGCCAGAGCACATCCTCATAGCGGAAAGAGCCTGACTTGTAATAGCAAAGCTCAGTACTGTTCTGATCTGCGGCAATCGCCAGGACGCCGGTTGCCGCGCCCGCATGTGCACCGTCCCACACCGCCAGCTTTCCGGAAGTCGCATCCAGCATCAGCGGTGTCATCGCAGGGGTTTCGGCGGTCAGTTCGCCAGGGGCATAACCGGTATGCACCGGATCACTGTTGCCGAGCGGCTGAACGTGTTCAAAGTTTTCAGTAATAGCCATGAGAGCCTCTTATACGGGGGTGTTTAACAAATCATCACCAGCTTCATCGGACGCGTAGCCAGCGGAAAGCGCACCTGGTGAGGTAGCCATAAGTTGATCGAGCGCGGTGTCGGAGCGCATCTGGGCGCTTTGTGGCGCTGTCGCGAGAATGCGCTGTGCGGCTTCAACGGTCATGCCCGGCGTTTCGGCCAGTGCGCGAGCAGTGGAATCACGACCTTTCGCTTCTTCGCAGTTGAGAATGCCCATAATTCGGGCATTTTCACCCATCACCGCGGCGGTAATCTCTGCGCTTATATCGACAGACGCCGTGGTGGCGGTAGTACTGGTCGTTTCAGGTGTGGCCACACCTGTGTCAGTACTCACCGTTGCGGTATCTGTAGTTGTCGTTGCCGCCTGTGCCGGAGCTGTTGTTGCAGATGCAGTGGTTGAAGGCATATTAATTCCTGTAAAAGTTGTTGTACGTTTATCGAGTGCCTCGCGCATGACGCCCAGTGCATCGATATTGTTGACGAGTTCGTCAGCCAGCCCCTGTTCAACGGATTCCTGCCCGGTAAATACCGAAGCTTCTGTATCCAGAATGGCCTGAACTGACACCCCCATATACCTGGCGACCTTTTCGGCAAATAACTGACGTGTGGCATCGATTTTCGACTGAAAATCGTCCCGGACGGCCTTCGGGATTTTGCCGTAAGGGTTGCCGTCGACTTTATGGGCACCGCTGTAAATCAGCGTGACCTCAACGCCATTAGTCTTAAGCGCTTCACCGTAATTGCTGTGCGCCATCATCACGCCAACTGACCCTGTTCTGGCAGTCTGGGTGACCAGCCGTCGCGATGCAGCGCTGGCAATCAGTTGCCCTGCACTGCAGTTCATGTCATTAGCCAGCGCCCAGACAGGTTTAATATCACGGACGCGGGCGATGATGTCGGCACAGTCAAACGCGCCGGCCACCGTTCCGCCGGGTGTATCAAGATCCAGCAAAATACCGTCGACAGCTGGGTCACTCATGGCCTGCTGAAGACGGGCAACAATGCCGTTGTACCCCGTCATGCCGGAGTAAGGCTGCAGGGAACGGGTTTTACTGACGAGCGTGCCCGATACAGGAAGCACGGCAATACCGTTTGTGACCTGGTAGGACCGCACGGGGCGTGGCTCCGCATCCTCGTCATCACCGAAGAGAGCCAGAGGCTCAGCCATTTGCCCTGCATCCAGGCTTATCCCGGAGACAGCGTCCGTCAGGCGGGTGATCCCCATCTGGCCCGCGAGCGCGCAAAAGAAAACCCGCGCGTAGGCGGGTTCCAGTAACAGCGGCTCATTGAAAGCCATGCTGGCGATATGCGGGAGATTACGCAGCTCTGGCGTCATTGTTCTCCTCCTTCGTGTTGTTTTTCAGCCCTGATTCAAATGCAGCGGCAGCCCATGCAGGTGGCTTAAGGCCTGCCGCACGACGTTCAAGAGATTCACGCACCTGCTGGGCGAATATCTCCTGATAATCTTCACCGCGTTTCGCGCACTCTTTTTCGTAAGTGCTTAACCCGGCTTCAATCAGCATCACCGCTTCCTGAACCTCCTTAAGACCATCTATGGCCATACGGCCGGAGCCGATCCACTCACAGTTTCCCCATGAGCTCCTTGCTTCCTGAAAACTGAACCGGGCTTTTGACGGTAGCGTCACAACACGCCGTGCGACCGCCTCTTCAAGCCAGCACAGGAACATCTGGCAGGCCTGACGCGAGGCAACAAACTTACGGCGCCCCATAAAATAGGCCCAGGACTCATTAGCACTGGCGCGCGCCGTCGAATAGCTCATCTGCGAGTAGTTGCGTGAAAGCTGCTCATACGACACCCCGAGCCCGGCGGCGATGTAACGCAGCAATGACTGCTCAAATGTTGAATAGCCGTTATCCGTGTCCTGAGCAGCCTGGAGATTCAGCGAATCGCCGGGCATCAGATGCGGAACCTTCGCCCCACCGAGACGAACCGGTGCAGCGGAATAGTAGGAGGCTATCTCGCCAATCCACCCGGTCAGCTTATTCTGCTGCGAACCATCGGCACCGAGGATAAAGTCCATCGCCTGTTGGGTGTCCAGTTCACTCTCGATGGTTGCAGCATACATGGCTTTGACGATGGCGCTTTGCAACTGGGTATTCTGCAGCGTATCGAGCATTTTCATCTGCTCCATGACGCTGTAAAACACATTGGCACCGCGTGTCTGACCATCTTCCATGGGTTCAAACACATGAATAAACGATGCCCGGCCACCCGGCAGTTCGCGGGGGATATATGTCCACTTTTGTGGCATCCAGCCGGGATAGCCATCCTCACTGACGTAGTACCCCACCGCCGCACCGTTATTGTCGACCGAGACCCCGGCGCGGCAGTTGCGGGTGTCTCCCGTGTTACCCGGATTGCTGATGCGCTTCGGGCTGACCATCTTGAACTGGGTGCGGAACAGGCGAGAGGCGCTGATGTCCCATGTCGGTTGCGTGCACAATTCGCCGTTAAAGGCATGCATGGCAACCCCTTCACGGATCATCATGGTGAAAGTGCGCTTTCGCTCCACATCGACGTAACAGTTATCGTCCTCCGCAAACTCTTTCCAGGCCGCCTCCACTTCGCGGGAAAAAGCGCGGGACTCCTCCTCGGCAATGCCTAAGAAGCGCCAGCTCGGGCGATGACTGAGGCGAAAAAAAGACCCGACGATGTGATCCTGATGGAGCTGAACGGCATTTGCGGCGTATCCATTGTTACGCACCAGGTCATCGGCGCGGGCGTTTCCCCTGGCAAAATTGGGCAGTAACGCAGCATCGGCACTTTCTGTGGGTGGGTTCCAGGCGCGAAGCTGCCCGCCAAAACCACCCGCACCACCATGATACCCGGCATATTCGCGAAGCGACGTTGTACCATCCGGACCTACTAATGCTGGCATTTTCATACATAAAACCCTGCCGGTCCCCGGCGCCGTGAAGTGGCGCCGACCTGAGATTCCAGGTCGGCAATGTATTTTTTAAGGTCTGCAACCGACGTGGCAGTGAACTCCACCCGGCGGCCATCTTTTTGCACGGTTGCCACCCGCTTCCCGGTCATCAGGTCATGCAGTGCAGCGCGGGCGGCATCCAGATCAGCCTGTGTCGCCATTATTCTTCTCCAGATAATGCCCGGCCATAATCCGCCAGGGTTTTGTTGGGTTTCTGGCCCCCCTGCTCTTCAAGCAGGCTCGCAAGCAGTGAATCCAGGTTAAGTTGCCAGCGGGAAATACTGATACGCAGCGCGGCGAGGGCATAAACAAAGCAGTCGAGTGCCTCGTTGCGCCGCTTTTTACTGTCCCAGAGGATTTTTCGCTCACCCGCAACCCATTTTTCGACAAGCTCTTCGGCGGTTAGCTGCTGCGCTTCTGCGAGATCGTAGACTTCCGGGTTGTTAGGAAAATGCACTGCTCCGGGGAGGGGAACGTTATCTTCCGGTTTGAGAGAGAACCGGTTATAAATCTGCTCTTTGGCGGTATCAGTACCCACCTCTGTAAGATAAACACCGTTTTTGTTGCGTTTACGCGGCATATTCGCGACTGGCTTACCATAAACCGATGCCCCTTTAATCGGGATCACACGAAATAAACCATGTTTTTTGGAGCGGTTATAGACAATGGTGGGATCAATACCGCCTATATCCCAGCAGATACGGGATATCGACATTTCAACACCATTCTGGCGTGAATAACGCTTATCGATCGCCTCATCCACCCTGAGAAGCGTGGCGTCATCGTCATGACGCCCCATAATGATCTGCCTGTCGATAAGCCAGCTTTCTTCACCCGGCCCCCATCCCCAGACACGCATCTCGTAACGATCCAGTTGGGAGTCAATACCGGCAGTAAGGTAAGCGACACGCTCAGGTACCGCAGCGGTGAAATGCTCCTTACGTTCAGCCAGCAAATCGGCATCAGGCCGTTCACCAATTTTTGCTTCCCAGGTTTCACCCAGCGTCGTATTGACGAAGGTTTTTCGCTTCCCGGTATCCCCTTTTGTTTTGATCCAGTCCTTAACGATTTGTACCCAGGTAGTGAACGGGCTGTACGCGGTCCAGATATGAAACGTCACGCTATCCGGCGGATCGATCTCCGAACCTGATGAAGAGAACCAGCTCAGCCCGTCACGTGTCCAGATGCCCGTGGAATCACAAATATACCGGGCATCCGTAAAAACCAGTTCCTGCTGCCTGATAACGCAGGCGTTATGTTCACAGAGATAAAACACACTGGAAGGCTCGCCAGGCGTCCACTTAAATCCGAAGGGTGTTTCCTTATCACCAAACTTTAAATACTGCTCTTCCCCACAATGCGGACAGGCAACGTGAAATCGCATGAAGTGTTCTGACTCGCTGGCGGCACGCTCTATCTGGCAGGTTCCCCTGACCTTTGGTGTTGAACCGCGAATAGATTTGGGCCAGACAGACCCTTCAATACGCTTGTCCCCGAGGAAGGTGGGAGAACCTTCTTTCTCAATATCTTCATCAAACGCGGCCAGTTCATCATACCCGGCAACATCCACCGATTTTTCACGGTAGTTTTTCGCCGCTTTCCCCCCGAGGCACCAGAATCCGCGACCATTCGAAAAGCGCTTCATGCTGAGTGTGTTATCCCGGTGCTTTTTGCCGTACCACGGTGCCAGCGAGAGTAGTTTCGGAATATCACGAATCGTCGGCTCAACATGCGACTTCATGAAGTTCTCTGCATCGCCGTCGGTAGGCAACCAGATCAGGGAATTGCGCTGCTTATGTTCGATGAAATAGGCGTACACACCCAGGAGCATTTTGGAATAGCCAACGCGGGCAGATTTAACGACATTAACCTCGCGAATATAGTCATTGCCCATAGCATTCATGATCGCCCGCTGAAAAGGCAGGGTCTCCCAGCGCCCTTCCTGGTATGCGGACTCTTTGGGAAGGTAATAGTTATTATCAGCCCATTCTACCGCTGTCTGCGGTTCCGGTCGGTGCAGTGAGCGAAGCCCCGCGCGTGCCGAATGCTGTAATCCCTTAACCTGACTGTTCGATGTATTCACTCAGCAACCCCGGTATCATTTCATCGAGCGCAGCTGCTTTGTTCATGGCTTTGATTATGTCCTTCTTGAGGAAATCAATGTGGCGGTTCTCCAGTTCCGGGAAACGCCGCTGAACCGACAGAGGGATCCCGTCTAGGATACTGGCAATTTCACCGGCTATCCGCGACAGCACGAACGTGCAGAATGCGGTCTCAACTACCTCAGCGGTATCTTTTGCATTTTTAAGTTCCTGAGCATCTGCCTGTGCGCGTGTCAGGCGATAACGCTCATATTCGGTTGTGCCGGGTTTGAGATCGGCTTCTTCCGCCCTGCGAAGATCCTCAACTTCCCTGCGAAGTTTCTCGTTTTCAATCTCGGCATCACGTGCGGAAAACCAGGCGATTGCGACGGCAGAATCATATTTCACTTCATTGCCTTTGCCGCCGCCGCTGGCAACAGGCATACCCTGCTCCTGCCAGTTCTGGATTGTTCTGACACTGACCGCAAATATGTCAGCGAGCTGTTTTTTCGTCACCTCCATATGCCACTCCGGGATAAAAGGGGTAAGGAAGCGTTAGCGTGATATTTGCGGAAAAATCGCCACTCCCATTTCCGTTCTAAAAAGGTGAATTTGCTGATACCAAAAGGCCTGGGGGCAGAAGAAGAACGGAAACGACAAAAACCGGGAAAATCTCATAAATAGCGAAATCCTGCGAGTCTGCCGCCCCGTGGCAAAGCCCCCCCTCCGGGAGGACCCATTCAAATGATAAAGATTATCATTTGCATATAAATGAGCGAAAAATCATCTAATTTCGTCATCTAAACGGACAAGTAGGGTGACTAACGCAGAACCCCACCGTATAGTCATCTAAAAGGCTAAACTTACCGCTCTCTACTCCATACTCGACCACCGGGCTTAAGCACCTTGTCAAGGTCTTCTGAGTGTTTCCCAGTGATTGCATGATCTGCATACAAGAATATTAGGATTGTTTTTAGCTTCTTCTACCTTCTTTTCCTCTCTGGCTTTTAGGAAACTGAAAACTGCTACACCTAAGCCCAAAAGCGCCAATATTAACTTTAAAACTTGAGCAGGGGACAACTGACCAGAACTAAGCTTGGTAAATTTGTCTGTATTGAACTGTTTGTTCAATTCACCCGCTGTGCGAATAAAGGTATCTGTCCCACCACAATTAGTGCATTTTAAATTAGTCATAATCACCTCGTTTTTTGAACATCTTACATTTCAGGCGATTGACTTTTCTAGATATATTTTTACCCAGCATCACGTGCGAGGCGCATAAAAAAGCCACCACCGGATGCCAGTTGCTTAGATGTGGTAATCAGGAAGGGATTCGAGCCCTTGAGAAGATCGGTATTGGTCGTCTGCACCACCTCAACTCTTATAGCAGCGACACGCTTCGTCCTGAACTGTTTTACACGCTATCTCGCGCATCTTATTAATGTGATAACAGCGATAGAATATATCACTCTCCAGCGTTAGTTTATTAACCATTCACATCAGTGGTGGGACGCTAATGTGAATGGTTAATATATATAATGATTTTTTTCGGAGATAGCAGTATGCCCCTTTATATGCAAGGCAATAAAATGTTCAATGTTGGCATCGGAGTAAGTATGCCTGAGGATATGGTCGCTTGGCTCATTGAAAATGAGTTTACTGGAGGGAAGATAGCTGTAGAAGTCAGGGATAAGCCCATAAAAATGCTAAAAGATGGTTTCCCTCATGACGCATACCAAGATCTACTAATTCAATTAAGAGCAAACCACGATGCAAGTGAAGCAGATAGGTTTAAAGTAATTAATGATCATCCTATTTGCTCTTGGCTACAACCTGGTGTAACAGTAATCGAATTCGCAACAGCTGTTCTATCCTTCATTTCAAGCATTTCTTAAATATGCAAGAGGAATGGTGTTCAATAAACACCTTTCCTCACATGATTTTTCCTCTCTAGTTATTTAAGGCACTGCTCACGCACATACGCCTGCAGACCTGTCAGTTGCTTGGTGATGGTGTCGATTCGCTCTCTGAGGGTGAAATAATCCCGTTCAGCGGCGTCAGTAAGTCGGGGGCCGGTTGCATCATCCAAGCCGGGGGCGCTGGTCGTTCCGTTCTTTGGACAAGTGGCGGCGACTTGCAGCCGCTTACGGCCAGCAGCAACATCACCCCGCAGTTTTTCCAGTTCGGCTTTTGCATCTGCCAGTTCTCCGGTGTATTTGGCATCGAGCGCTGCAACGTCACGCTGGCGCACCTGCATATCACTGATAACATTGTTCGCCAAGGTCAGTGCGCTGGTTGCCTTGTCGCGCTGCTCTTTGTAGTTCAGTGCATTTTCGCGGTAGTGATTAACACCCCAGGCAAGTGCGACAATCAGCAGGATGATGGCAGTTGCAATAATGGCGGTTACGCGGCTCATTTCTGGCCCCACGTACAAACCTCGCGCTCAACTTCACGGCGTTTGATTAACCCCTGCCATTTCCTGCCACCAGCATAAATCCACTGGCGCAAACCATCGCATGCTGCCTGGTAGTTCCCGGCGTTGAGGTGGCGCAGAACAGCGGAATGCTCAAACGCCGTTACGCCAACGTTGTAGCTGAACGTAATAAGCGCTGCTTTTTGGTATTCACTGGCCGGAACCTTAACGGAACGATCAACAGAACGAGCAAAAGGCACCAGGTCTTTTTGCAGTAGCGCACGGCATTCTGTATCACTGTACTTTTTACCCGGCTTAATATCGGGACCAGTGTGCCCGTAGCAGACGGTCAGTACGCCAGCAACATCGTAATAAGGTGCGTATTTCACCCCCTCAAGATCGGGGATCATCGTCCCGGCAATTGCCAGAGAACCAGCACCAGCCATCGCCAGTAATTTATTTCGTAACGCCGGAGACATCGCCATTATTCACCCACCTTTTCCAGAGCGGAGACTGCAACCTGAACCGCTGCCGGGCGCTCGCTGTGAGGCTTGTCTTTCACCTCATCGAGATAACTACTCAGCATCTGAGTACGCTTTTCGTCCTCTTTACGTCGGCGGCGAGCATCAATCCGACCGTTCACGTATGACGCAAGAGAAATAACAACACCGATCAAGCCAAAGGCCATGTACACGACATCCTGTGTCGCCAGTCCTAAGCCAGCGGCAATCGTTGCCAGCCACGCGAAAAATTGCGTGACAATGTTTCCGGGTTGGTCATTCATTTTCATGGTCTCTCACCTCGCGTTGTAGGCGGGTGCTGTGCGTAATTGATAAAGGGGAGGATCTGGCCTTCGGGCGCTTTCGTAAAAGTGAAGGTTGAGTGTGATTCCCGAGGCCAGAAATTAAAAAAGGTCGCCGAAGGCAACCTCATAAAATCGTGACGTTTGTCACTTAATTGTGATGAATTACCATTTCCTAATGATTAGGAAAATGCCATAATGTTTTCACGGTAAGGCAATTGGCCGACCAACAACCTACTGAGGTAATCCAAATGACTAAATTCATCTTCGACACCAAATCCATCATGACCCGCGCATGGGAAATCGCCCGTCAGTCAGCCAAAGCAAGTGAGAAATTTTTTGCTCGAATGAATCGCAAAATCACTGCTCGTGAACTTCTGTATGAAGGTTTGACAAAATCATGGGCCGAAGCGAAAGAAGCAATGACTAAGGCTAAATCAGCAGATAAAGCCAAATCATCATCTCGCGGTCGCTACGTAGAGCTTCTTGCAGTTGCAGAACGCGATGGACTTAATCATGGACGTAGTTGGCATCTCAACTCTGACACCTGCTCAGTGTCTGGTTTTAGCCCCATGCATGAGGGTGAACTTATTTGTTACGTATACAGCAACTAATCAGGACAAAAAATGAATAACGCAGAAAAACTTGCCGCAGTTGCTGAGCTGTTATGCGGCGCAAACTGGCAATCAACAATTGCTAAATATCTCGGAATCTCCGACAGGACAGTCCGCAATTTCGTATCCGGGAAAACTATTCCAGAAAACATCTCTCATCGGTTGATTGAGGCAATTAACAAAAAACACAAGGAAGCCATGATGATCATCAATAGCGACAAAATGCGCGGCGAAGACGTATCAATCGAAATGATCACTGAGATCGCAGATCGCTTTGAGTATCAGGATATTCAGGATTACAAAAACGCGATTGACGCCATGAGCAACGCAGTTTACGAGGTCACATACCTGTCGGACCTTGATGCCATCGCAAAGAAATTCTCAATATGACAACGGTTAAATTCAGTAGCCGGGAAGAGGCTCTGAATTACATATCTGGCGATAAAATAGAGTGTCTGGAATGCGGAAAGATGTTTGCTCTACTCGAAAAACATCTCCGTATTGCACATACCATGACATGCAATGAATACCGGGATAAATACAATATTCCGGTATCAATCCCACTCGCCGGGGCGTCTTACAGGGAGAAACACCGCCAGAAGATGAATAAATTGCAGCAGAGTGGCGCTATTGATTACGCACACCTGAGTGATGCATCTAAGGCCGCAAAAACAACAGGTCGCGGCCAGCGCAGAGATTTCGATTTGCAACACCAGGCTGAGATGATGAAAGAGATCAATGAATCAGGCCTGGCGTATCGCAGAAAGAAAAAAGCCCCGAGCTATTAACTCAGGGCTTTTATTTTATTTCAGGTCGCTTTCGATACAGCTTTGCGAAGCATACACGAAGTTAAACACTTACTGGCTCACTTTGCAAGTAAAATCTGCTGCTATTTGTATCGAACGCGTCACACATTGGCGCGTAAAGCATCGATTCTGCCAAACTTAGCCATGTATCAATTCGACGGCGGCAGGTCATGAACGTCAGTTCCGGGTGTTTCATCTGGAGTTGTTCTGCCAGTCTGCGTTTGCTTTTGCGGTATCGGTAGCGCTGAACAAGTACGTTAAGCAGATCGTCATACTCGCCAGCCAATACAGTGCAGATGACACGATCGATAATGAGGGCTTCTTCATCCGAGCAGAATGCCAGGCTACTTTTGTTTTTGCCGTTGAGGATTTCTATAAAGAACGCCTCAAGCTCTGGCTTAGTGATGCCAGATTTTTTCATACGGCGTAACACTTCCTGTATCGCTGTCTTTGTCACGTGATGAGAGGTCAGTAACTGGTTAAACATATTCCCTGTCTTACCCTCGCCAATGTATGACCAGCGGCCCCACATATTTAATTTGCCCTGAATCCAGACGCTTTCCAGTGTGCGCAGGCGCGCATGTTCGCCAGCTTTACCAACCTCAGACGGGTTTAACATGCTCATTTCTCCACATAAGCGATTACACCAATAGCCGCTGCTTTTTTTTGAATACGAATTACCAGTTCAAGCTGGCTCCCATGCTTTTCTTCCCACTTTTTGGGGTCTGCATGTAATTCACGGTGATCTGCTCTGCACAGCGGAATCACATGAATGTCATGTGCTTTTGTTCCCATCCCTCCTTGTCCGTGACCTATTAGATGATGTGCATCATCAGCCGGTTTACCGCATGCAATACATGGTTGTGTTTTTACCCACTGAATGTATTTAGGTAGGACCAACCGCGACTCTTTAGGTTTGCGCATATGCGCATTTGGTGTTTCAGGGTCTATTGTGAGGGCCAGCACGCGCGCTGCGGTTTCCTGCACAATCTCAGAGGGTCCGCGCGTTGGCACAAGATCGGACTCTCTGGTTACTGATTGAATGACCGGTTTTGGCAGACGCAGAACCTGACGCGCTGCGTTTTCCGGTATTGCATCAGCCAGGCCATTGCGTGCCAGCCACCAGCAAAACTCGGGCAGTGTCAGTGCGTGGGTATCATCAAACCCCAGTTCACGCCGAACCGCTGTGAGGATGTAAGCGGCACAGTTCGTCAGCGCGATGGCTTCCACTGCGCTGGAATGCTGGTCACGTAGTAGGTTGTCACAGTGCCAGCACAGACGGATTGCCCCAGGCGCATGGCGCATCGTGGTGATGCTCTCCATGTGCCAGGGCTCATGCGGCCACTGACAGCTATTGTCACGTAATAACCAGTCTTCCAGCCCTGAAAGGCCACCAGCACGACGTAATACCGCCTCGTTAGTGAATACCGAATGTAATGCTGGGTCTTCTGCCAGCGGCTGTTCTGCTGGTGGTATTTCACCGCTGGGCAAGTCTGACAAGCGCTCAGGCTCGTTTTCAATGAGCATGCGGCCGCGATGGAAATGACCCAGCAGTTGTGAGCCGGGGCGAAACGCCACCAGCCCTAATTCCGGGATGACAACCGGTTTTAGCAGGGCTCTCACTCAGAAATCCTTTTCGATCTGCTTAATATCTTCTTTAATCGCTTCTTCCCACATAAGTGCAAATAACGAAGCGATAATTCACGAGATAAAAAATACTCCCCATCGACTACAGTTACTGATCCAGGATGAGAGTCTACCCAGGCCTTAATTTCATCAAGACCGAGGAAATTCTCAGGGGTGAGAACCTGCCTGTCACTATGCGTGGCATTTTTAATTTTATGGGTTGATGAGGATCCGAAGATGCCGGGCTTTGACTGATTGCTCATGCCAGTACCCCGCCGGATAGTTCTTTATCATGCGTGAACTCGCCGTTCCATGACTGTTTCATGGGTAAATGGCCTTTCAGATATTTTTTGTAGAGCCAGATTGCACCGTCGCGCAACAGTACAGGCTGATAGGTTGTGAAGCTCACGGATTCACTGGGCGTGACCTTGCTGGTCTTCTCGGTGAGGTATTTATCGCGGGCATACGATCTGACACGCCAGTGGGCGTTTTTTCCTTCTGGGTTGTCGTTATAAAGCCAGTTGGCACCGAGCAGCCAGGCGTTGACTTTGGAGGTGTTTACCCCGTTCAGGCGCTTACAGAACTGAACCGGGGATAGGCCGTCGGTGAAAAGGCTTTCGAGGTGTTCAATGTATTCAGATTGCTGGTGACTGATGAGTTCAATTCTTTGTCTTGCTTCAAACTCATCAGCCCATGCCCGAGCCGCCTGGGCCGGATCTGAAAAATCAGGAACCAGTGGAATGCCGCCAATCTCTCTTTGACGGAAGTAATTCTCCTCAAGATCTTCATAGAAGTCCCAAGCCTGATCGGTTTCTAGCATCTTTGCATGCCGTGAAGCACCGCGCTCGGTCCACAAATAAAGAGTTCTTGCCATTGGTGAGATTTGCACACCTCTTAATGAGTTGCGCAAATTTTCAACATCATCACCCTCAATGCGGAAGTAATGCTTTCCTTCGATAAAGCGATTTTTGTTCCGATTGAAATTGTTGGTGATTTGTTGAGGTGTGGCGCCATAGCCGCGAGCAAGCAACTCTGAGGTGATAACTCTTTGATTCCGATACGCGATGAGAGGCACGCCGGATATTTTGGATTGAATAGATACAGAAATAACGCTGCTTTTGGGCGTAGCAGTGCCCATAACTTGGTTAGTCATAGTTTTTCTCCACTTGTTGGCGAGCAGGTCTGCACACCCGCTTCGCTTGCACCTTTTGACATTACTGCCAATCGGCAGGTTGCACAAGGCTGACCTGTACAAGTATCCACCACCTTATCCAGGGGGGTGATCGTCATCTCAACCTTCCCTTTCGGTACTACCGGCCCCCACTCCACCAGCATGCGCTTTACCTGGCTGTCGTCTTCCCATACCCCGGCATGAGTCAGCGCGTCAAACAGCCCTTTGGTGTAGTTGTCGATGTCCCGGCGGCGGTTGTCGGGTGGGTACAGCAGGATTTCTACTTCACACAATGAGCTGGACGGTTTAGGCAGTCGGCGCAGTTGTTCAATGATTGCGGCGCAAGCGTCACTCTGGAAACGCCTACCCGCCTCACTGATCATATGCCTGCCTTTCAGCGGCCCTTTGTTCGGAGCACGCCAGTAGGTGTTTACGCTCGGTGGGAACGGAAGAATTAACCTCATGCCTCTGCCCCTTTCGCCCAGTCAATACCCATCACCGTACCCGGCAGCAGTTGAACTGCTGGCATAACTGCCTGATTGCCCCAGTGGTCCCAGCCAGGAACAGAACGGCGGCTGAACAACTCAATACGCCGCACGTCGCCATAAAGCCGTTCAAGGCGGTGGCGCGCTTCGGCGGGTTTCTCGCTATGCTCACCCAATGGGCTGTAGATGACCTGTTTAACCCCGGCATCGCGACGCTCAAGCCCCCGGCCACGTGTGGCGATCAGCAAGTCTTCCGTGTTGGCGCGGGTGTGATTGCCGCCATTCATCCGGGTCTGACCATTCAGCAGATCGAGGAAGTCGTAGAAGTCCAGGACATCACCAGCGTCCAGCGCCTTGTTGATGTGCTGCTCTGCCAGGGCATTCAGTTTTACCCAGGTGAATCCCTTCATCGTCCGAACGGTAAAACCCCAGGATTCTGCCAGCTCGATAGCCTCACGGTTGTGTGTCCCGGTGTACCACATTGCCAACACCGCGTTCTCTTCGGCCAGCGCCCACACAGGCAGGCGTTTCAGGTCTGCCATGCTCATCGTGTCGTAATGGTCCTTCGCCGCGCCATTGCTGGCGTTGTTGCCGTATTGCCACGGTGGATCGGCGTAAATCAGTGAATAAGTCATCGTTACCCCACAAATCGGCCAGAGGTTTCATAAATCCGCTCGGAGCTTTTCGCTCTGGCACTCCAGGTCAGGCACTTCCGTTTACGGCGTAAGCACTGCTCCCGCTCGGTAATGCTCTGTGACGCATCAAAAGCCTCTGCCCATACCGTTGCGGCACGGAGGTAAAGTCCATTCTGCTCCAGTTCCTCAGCCTGCTTGATTAGCGCTTTAGCGTGTCGTGTCTCCTGCAACGGCTTAACGTCTGATTCGATACGGGACTCATTGAACGTGTATAGAAATTTGTTCTTCTCTCCGCTGCGTGTTGTGTATCCGGCGTCGTACAGGCGATATGCAGCCCGCTGAACGGCTGGGCGCGGATACTGGGGAAAAGCGTCACAGATATCGGCGGCGCTGGAGCCAGGAGCCGTTTTGATATATTCCAGAATTTCAGCAACCAGGCTCATGAGCGGAACCCCGCGTTTTCAGGAAGTGAGTAATCAACCTGGCTGTGGGTTGCCTTGAATGCCGCGTCGTCTTTGACCCATCGACCCTTGACGCATTTCGGTCTGCCGCTGGCGTGCCATTTGCTGGCCTTCTCGAAATACTCGACGCAGTTTTCTGGACCAAAGAGCGTACTGGGGCGCAGGTAGTCGCTCATCTTCGAGTCGTCGGCCCATTTAGCCGTGAGGTAATCAACCACTAGCATGAGGTCTTCGGCACTGTAGTTGTCGGCCAGACGACCACGGATGTAACCGAGGGTAGTTTTGGTGCGACCGCCCCTGCCGTATGACGAATTAGTTACCCGGTTGAAATGCTCAAGAACCTGAGCGGCAGGATCGGACTGCTCTTCGGGTTGCGCAGCAACCTGACAAGAGGGTTTTATATCCTGTGTAATCTCCTGAGTATTCTCTGTGTAATCTCCTGTATGAAAGTTTGTGGGATTCCCACTGGCTTGTTCGTGGGGTTCCACCATTCTTGTTTGCGGTGTTTCCACATTCTTGTTTGTGGCGTTGTCGCAATCTTGTTTGCGGGATTGCACCAATCCAGTTTGCGGCGTTTCCACATTCTGGATACTCCGCATTCTGGTTTTATCCTGGCTAACCTTCTTCGCAGGCTTTGTTGTCTCTACCAGCAAGGCTTCAAGCCGTTCCGCATTGATGCGGTAATGCATGGTCGCAGGCACGCCACGAAGATCCTCTTCAAGCACACCAAGCGCAATAAGACGCTTACGCGCAGTCTCTTGTTCGTCCCGAGTCAGAGCGGTCTCGCTCGTTATATTGGCCTGGGTTTTGTACATCCAGCCGCCATCCATGCGGTTGTGCCAGTAAACCATCTGAGAGAGAAATACAGCTGCAACTGGGCCAGCCTTAACCTTTCCAACTTTAAGCTTTGCAAAGGCCGGGTTATAAGCAATCGGGCGATCAAGTAGTTGAATTAAGGTGCTCAATCCCGACCTCCCTGCAATGCATGCTTGCCAGTGAACTTCATAGCCAGGAATATGAAAGTGGGATGAACAGCAACTGAGGCGACACAGCAAAAATAAGGAGATGAAAAGTGATCTACCAACTTTTGGCTAACAGTAGCAGTGGCGATGGCTCCTACGACGTGACCATTAGCGACCAAAGTGGAAATCTCGAAATAGAATGCACCTGCATGGCAGGCGACATGGGTACGATGTGTAAACATCGCATTGCAGTTATTACCGGAAAATATGCGAATATCATCGATATTGACGACCCAGAAAATACCGATGCCAGGTTGGCAACCGAACTCATTGCTCAACATGGTGTTACAGCGCAATACATTGCACTGGCCAAAGAACTTGAAGATCTGAAAAAGAGATTCAAGGTTGAGGAAAAGGCCATCAAATTGAGAATTAATGCCCTGGTAGGCTAAGTTCTCGATTGAATTTTTTTTCATTAAGTTAGCTTTCATCCCTAGCCTCTATCTCAGTGAAATCGCGCATGAATTCTTTGATGGGACTAAAGCGCTCGCCATGTTCATAGTTTTCGCGCAGGTAGATAACTCGCTGAGTTTCTGGCTCCCAGCGGATGACATGGACGGGGATCCCTCTTCTGTCTTTGAACCATCGGTTAAGGACTCGCATAACTGTTTTGCCCTCCGGTAGTAGACACCCACGACACCAGCCGCGCGGCTGTGGTTACATGCAACCCAGCGGTTTGATACTCTGCGTTCATACCGAAACAGCGGAACGCCCGGAATCGGGATCATCCTCAGTTGCGGTAAACGGTTCTTTGCCGTTAAACTGTTCATGCGTTAGTTCTCCACACGATTGCTATGCGCCACGACGCCAGGAGCTGCACACTCGCTGGCGTCACCCTTTTCAGGGGCGCAAAAAACCCGATACAGCAGCGTTAAATGCTCCTGCCACTTAGCCATGACCTGGTAACTGTTCTCTTCAATCTTCTCGCGTTCGGCGGCATCAATAATCCCGTCAGCCGTCGCTATGCGGACGTACTGAGAGTGCTCGCTAATCCATTCAATCGTTTCCATCAGGCGCTGATTGATATCCGCGTTATCAACATCCTCAATATCCACCAGCGGAACGTTGACGCTATTTGATTGGCGAGAAACGGCATCGGCGATATGTTTGGTGCCGCTTGCCTGCTGGAGGACCATCGCCCACCCCATCGGGAAGATCTGATCACCACCAGCACGAAGCCTGTTAAAAAGCGCATCCTCAGTAACACCCAGCCATTCAGCGGCTTCGGCGTATCCGCCAGGTAGCGCGGCGATCGTTTTTTTGATTGCGACCACCATCCACGCTGGTTGTTTATCTACTTGCCAGTGATTACCCACGGTTAACCCCTTGATTCTGTGGTTTATATTCTTTCGATATGTCTTTAGGATTTGGCAAAAACATCTGGTCTTAATCTTTCTTTCGTAACTCCTGTGACTTTTTCGATAAACGGAGCCTGCTTAACTGATGGTTTTTTTTCACGGTTAAGCCAATTCCATACCTGCTGCTGCTTTACGTGGCGGCCGGAGCTTGCGGAGAGTTTTCTCGCTAATTCGGATTGCCCTCCGGCAGCGTTAATTGCCTCTGTTAGGGCTAATTGCTCAGGTGTCATAGATGCCTCATATTGTTAGTTGTCAAAGTTGTTAACCATTAAGATTATACAACTACAACAACTTTTATCACAACTTTTAGGTGTTGGAAAGATAAAACATAAAGTTGTAACCTCGCCAAAAACAAGGGGGAAAGTTGTGAAAACACTTGCTGAGCGATTGAAATTAGCTAGGGAAAATGCTGGGTTAAGTCAGTCCCAATTGGGTGAGAAAATCGGTTTATCTCAGCAATCCGTCGCGAAAATTGAAAATGGCGATACATTGCAGCCACGAAAAATCAAAGAAATCGCAAAGGCGCTGAATGTAAGCCAGCAGTGGTTGCAGTTAGGAATAGAGGAAAATGGATCTTTGGCTGATTATGTTGTGGAAGAGGTTGAGGAGGCCACTCTAGACCCGCTAGTTTTCGTTTCAATTCCTGTGTTGGATATAGAATTATCCGCTGGTAATGGATGTGAAGCTGAGATTATTGAGTCTGTCGTTGATACATTTCCATTAAGAAGGACCGACTTGAGAAAAGCTGGCGTGAACTCCTCAAATGCGCGAATTGTTAAGATTTGGGGCAATAGTCTCTTGCCTGTCCTAAATAATGGTGATCATGTAGCGATTGATTTATCACAATCAAAACAAATACGTGATGGTGATCTTTATGCCATACGTGACGGTGTTTTATTAAGAGTTAAAATACTAATAAATCAGCCTGATGGTGGGTTTATCTTGAGAAGTTTTAATAAAGATGAGTACCCTGATGAGATACTCACCTTTGATGAGAGACGCGCAAGAATTCATGTTATAGGGCGCGTGTTCTGGTCATCGCGTTCATGGTAAGGCGCTAAACAGCATATCCTCCGAGAGGATTCGTAACTTAGCGCCTTGCTCATCCCTGTAATCAACGGCTTTCTGGATTTTTCTTCCGTAGCTGGAAAACTTCCAGTCTCTAGATGAAAGGGTTCCAACAACTAAAAAATCTAATTTTTTTGTTATTCCACCAGTTATAATTCCACCAGCATTCTGAATCAAACCTTCGACTACTGATCTTTTTCCTGCGATAAATACACCAGTTAGACAGAAAACCTTATCTTTTATGCAAACAGTATCCATATTATCGATTGGAAGCCTTGTTGATAATCCATCAACAACACCACTATCAAGATCGCAGCCAGTAAAATCAACTAAAACCTTACGGAGTGCAGCGCTCTCATCTGGAGTAATTACGCCATCTTCTAAAATCTCCTTAACTAAAAGATAGAGATCTCGACCAGGGTAATTGTTTTTTAAAGTACCGTTCTGGGTTAACCACCAGTCTAGATATCTAATTTCAGCCTCGTTTAACCCCCTATCAGCAATCAATCCCTTACAAAGACCGCTCAGCATGTGGAGATCTGACTCTGCGGAATACAAATCAATACTTGGGATATCAAGAATTTCTTTCTGTATCTGATTTAATTGTTTTTTGAGGTCGGCTCTCTCGGCATCGGTTACTACACCATCAGCGAGTATGTCAGATACTCTCAATGAAAGGCTTTTTATTACCCCATTACTGATAATCTGCCCCGCCTCAAGTAACCAAGTGTCGAGATAAAGAACCTCTTCATCTTTCACTACTCCATCAGCCACAATGCCATCTATGATGCTAATTAAATTAGCAAAAAGCTTATTTCTATTCTGTGCGTAGTTAAAAACGTAAAGCTTATCTTCCATACAGCCTCCTTTTTTCTTCATCCTTACATTGAGTTCAACCACATTCAAACCACATAAAGTTGTTGACACAATGCTTATTCACAACTAAATTACACCTTAAAGTTGTTATTCAGCGAGCAGGCAGGACGCCCATGAAGTAGCCGCCCCAGGCGTATGAAGATGGGGATGATTCGCTAGCAATAAAAAAGCGCCCGTAGGACGCTTCGCTCTTTAAAATTCTGGATACCCAACAACTAATTACTTCGGCTTTGGTTGAGGAGACGGCGGCCTAGGTAATGGCGGTATATGGTTTGGGATAATTGGCCTGCTCATGTGTTTTCCTTGTCTTCATGGCAAATCTCCAGCCAGCCAGGCAATTACACTTTTCCTAAGAGAAAGTTTATGAGTGCAATCCCTTCCTAAGGCAATACATGTGCGCTTAAAGGCCGCTTCTTGGAGTGATTGCCAGGGAACGCTGTCAGCGTCCTGGATTTTTATATATCTGTCCCGCAGTTCACTATCTGTCAGAGTGTCTATTTCCACCAGCAAGCGTCGATATTGACGCATTTGCTCTTTCGAAAGACCAGCTGCCTGACCGTACTGATAAACCAATTGCAGAACTGAGAGAAATGCGACACCGACACCAAAAGCAAATAGGTTCATGAATGGTGCAAAAACTGAAAACCCTAGGACGATTAATAGCATGGTTATTGCTTTATCAATTCTTGTGAGAATTGTGAAATACATCTTCTCAAGGTGATACGAGTAATTAAGATCAAAAACCATATCGTCACGGGTCATTTTACACCTCAGTCGGGATCGTCATCAGGTTTAGGCGGTTCAGGCCTTTTATATGGTGGCATGTGCCGCTCTTCATATTCAGCGTTTTGCATATCAACTCCTTTGTCGTTGGGGATATCCAGATTAACCGAATCCTTGTTGTTGGGGAATAACTAGGATCCACTGAGCCTGATGTGGTTAAAAGACAGGCCAAGAATATAGTTGTGTGAAGGCTTAGGGCGATATCAGCATCTTCCACTAATGAGGCAGATGATAATGTTCTGGCTGGTACCGCCCTCTTTTTACACAACACACAAGAGCATCACCGCAGCGACGGCTCATAACCCAATCGCTACGGGCGGCACTCACCGCAGGTGCTCTTTTGTGTTGTGTGGAGAACTAACGGCGGTTGCAGCCGCCCTTCTGAGGGTTAACCGATGGAAAATGAACGTTTGACCAATATCCCCGATTTCTTCGGGGAACTGGACGGCGGTGTGTTTGAAAACAAACTTGCCGCAGCACTGAATGAAGTCGCCCTGGGTGTTTTGAATAACGGGCAAAAAGGCAAAGTGCAGGTCACCTTCGACCTGTCTCGCCTGAGCAATTCACTGGAAGAAAAGCGCGTAACCATTCAGCACCGCCTTTCTTTCACCAAACCTACCCCGCGCGGCAAGTCTTCCGAGGAAGACACTACCGAAACCCCGATGTACGTCAATCGCGGCGGCAAACTCACTGTGCTGCAGGAAGATCAGGGCCAGTTGTTCACCCAGGGCGGCGATCCTGCTGCGAAGCTCGCTAAATAAATCCATCAAATTCGACTTTATCTCTTAGCAAAGGAAACCAGTTTATGTCGCAGCAAGTAGACAACACCGCCATCAGCCAGATCCGCGATATGGTGCTGAGCCAGTTCATTGAAGAAAAATTAGCAGGCGCTGATTGCCCTGCGGTTGTACTCCCTAAAGATGTGTCGATTGAAACGATCGAGCGCCTGCATACTGAGCGCTTCCGTTTCCGTGGCAAGCTGGATACCTCCAGCATTGAAGACTTCGTTCGCTACTCTACCGGCTATGCGGCAGAGGGTACTCGTTGCTTTATCAGCACCGATAAAATGAGCGCGTCTTCGGTCTTTAACCTGGGCACCATTACCAACCCCGGCCATGCGGATAATAAAGCGGTTCTGACCCTAAAACGCACCGCTCCATTCACTGCGCTTCTTTCTATCAACGGTGATCGTAACGACCAGAAAACCCTGGCTGAATGGCTGGAAGACTGGTCTGATTTTGTGACTGGCTTTGATGCTGACGGCGCGGTAATTGACGCTAAAAAATCAGCGGCGGCGATTCGCAAAATAACCATCGAAGCAATCAAGAGCGCTGAATACGAAGATCAGGATTTCAGTGGTCGCCGTTCGGTCATGGAAAGCGTTGAAGCCAGAACCAAAGACATTATGCCTGTGGCCTTTGAGTTCAAGTGTGTGCCGTATGAAGGTCTGGCTGAGCGCCGCTTTAAAGTGCGTATGAGCATCCTCGCCAGCAATCAGCCGCTGCTGGTTCTCCGTATTACTCAGCTCGAAGCCTATGAAGAAGAAATGGCGGTAGAGTTCCGTGATCTGCTCGTTGAGAAATTCACCGACAGCAAAGTTGAAACTTATATCGGCGTATTTAACGCCTAATTACGCTGCTGCAAATGCCCCTGCGGGGGCATTTATGGAAGCGAAATTAATTTAATTAATCGCCACTGGCGAGGGTTTCCTACAACCCAAAAACAGCGCGGTGCAGCGTGCACATACTATGGAGAACTAACGATGAGAATGACTAAAGAGCAGTTGCTGGTTGCCGCTCGCACAGCGGCAAAATATCTCCCTGCGGCGTCAGCCGACATTATGACCGAACTGGCTAACCGCCTAGATGTTACCAGTGTGGCGTTAAGCGAATCGCTGGAGCAGCGTAAGAAACTTGCTAAGGCATTAACTGTGATTGCCAATTCTGAGCAGCATGAAGGCGATACTGTTATTTGTGATTTTTCTTCGCTGGTTTCAGTTGCTTCGGGAGCCTTACGCGAGCACTACAACAGCGAATGTCATTCAGACTTGAATGAGGCCACCAGCAATGGCCGCTAACTCATTCAAACTCATGACCCGTACAGGCGTGATTAAACGCACCGATACCGGGATGTTTATAAGACTGGATGATCTTCATGTTCGCGAAGGCTTCAATATTCGTGAAGACAACGAACGCACTCGCCAGGCGAACGATGAGCTTTTCCAGTACCTCATGAATGGTGGCGTTGTTCCGCCACTGGAAGTTGTTGCACGTGATGAGGGAGGCGTTTGGATTGTCGAGGGCCACCGCCGTCACCTCTGCTATGAACGCTGCCGAGCGGCAGGTAAGCCGGTAGACAGAATCCATATCATGCCATTCGTTGGCAATGACGTTCAGCAGAAAGCCAGGACGTTTAACAGCGCCAGCCAATTACTGCTATCCCCTATCGAGCAGATGAATGGTATCCGTGATCTGGCCGCATTCAATCTCACGACCGCTGAAATATCAAAGCTGATCAATAAGTCAGTGCCGTGGATTGAAAAGCTGATGACCCTCAGCACTGCAAACCATGATGTGCAAATGGCGGTTAAATCTGGCGAGGTGTCTCTGGATGTGGCTATTGATCGCGTGAAGGAATATGGCGAAAAAGCCGGAAAAGTACTTGAGCAAGACAAAGCAACTGCCGCTGCTGCAGGTAAAAAGCGCGTAACTAAAAAACAGATCGCACCGGAGATAAGCGTCAAGCGCGCTCGCCGCCTCGTCGAACTGATCAGCCTCGCTGGTATTGATGATAACGGTGTTGTCACTCTGGAAGGTCTCGCGCTGGCAGAGGTGCTGGCGATTGTTGATGAACATAAGGCTATTTCAGCACAACGGGAGAAAACAGCATGAGTAACACCATTACCGAACTGCCAGTCGAACGTGATCAATACGGCTACTGGACCCACCCGGAGTACGACAAGTTTTGCGATGGCCGTGAGCACATTTCCACGGATGAATTTAACGCATGGATGAGCGCTAATGGTCTCGAATGGAAGGTGTTTTATCGCGATGAAGATGAAATTGACCCGCAAGTCGATGGTTACGATATCTCCTCATGGCAACCTGAAAATCCTGAGGGTGAGGGTTGGTTTATTGGCTCCATTCACGATAGCGAGGATGGTGCTGTGTGCATATGGCTTCGGAATCTACCTATGAAGGCGAGGCGCGGAGAACACGCCCTTTGCCTCAAATGTAACGAAGGTGCTCGCGGGGGTTGCTCTGCGTATGCCTACAATGATCGATAACCGGGTGCAGCCGGTAGTGGAGAAAGTATGGCTACAAAATATCTCACAATGAAAGACATGTGCCAGTTAACAGGGAAGAGTAAACCTACGTTATGGCGAATGTATGCAAAGCGCGGTGAGTTCCCAAAACCAGAACGAACGGCAAGTGGGACATTCCTGGGGTGGAGCGAGAAGGTTTATGAAGATTGGGTAATCAGTAATAAAAGCCAGCCATTTTGATTTCAATACCTGACCCGTTACCTGACCTTGCGTCGTAGCGGGTTTTTCATATTTATAGGCTAACTTATTGAATTAAATGGTACGCCCTACAGGGTTCGAACCTGTGACCTACGGCTTAGAAGGCCGTTGCTCTATCCAGCTGAGCTAAGGGCGCACTGATGTCCCTTACGGGAGAGTTGCGGATCGGGATTATACGGTCAACACCAGTTGAGTCAATGGCTTTGCTCTCAGATGCTCGCGAAGTGAGCACCATTCCGCACTTTCTCCGCCCTGCCTTTATGCACGAAACATAAACGGTAACTGACAGCGCCGCCCACTTCTGACAAAATATACACATCCCCACTTCTTTTTAGTTACAGATGGAATCCTCTCTCTGATGGCAGCAAAGATTATAGATGGTAAAACGATTGCGCAGCAGGTGCGCTCTGAGGTTGCTGAAAAGGTGAAAGCTCGCCTGGCAGCCGGGAAACGTGCCCCTGGTCTGGCCGTTATCCTCGTTGGTAGCAACCCTGCGTCGCAGATTTATGTCGGCAGCAAGCGCAAAGCGTGTGAAGAGGTGGGTTTCATCTCCCGCTCTTACGATTTGCCGGAAACCACCACCGAAGCCGAATTGCTGACGCTTATCGACAAGCTTAATGCCGATGCCGAAATTGATGGTATCCTGGTGCAGTTACCGCTGCCTGCCGGTATTGATTATGTCAAAGTGCTGGAGCACATTTCGCCGGATAAAGACGTTGACGGTTTCCATCCGTATAACGTTGGCCGCCTGTGCCAGCGCGCGCCGCGTCTGCGTCCGTGCACGCCGCGCGGTATCGTGACGCTGCTTGAGCGGTACAACATCGATACCTATGGTCTGAATGCGGTGGTGATTGGCGCGTCCAATATCGTGGGGCGTCCGATGAGCATGGAACTGCTGTTGGCCGGTTGCACCACTACGGTGACCCACCGTTTCACCAAAAACCTGCGCCACCACGTAGAAAACGCCGACCTGCTGGTCGTTGCGGTAGGCAAACCGGGCTTTATTCCAGGCGAATGGATCAAAGAAGGCGCCATTGTGATTGATGTCGGCATCAACCGCCTGGAAAACGGCAAAGTGGTGGGCGATGTGGTTTACGAAGACGCTGCCGCGCGCGCCTCGTACATTACTCCGGTTCCGGGCGGCGTTGGCCCGATGACGGTCGCAACCCTGATTCAGAACACGCTGCAGGCGTGCGAAGAGTACCACGACGTGGAGAAAGCATAA